TGGCACTCTGCTTCTTTGTAACCATAACCCATCATACGACATACAATGCATCCTAGAGCTACTACACGCTCTATATAGGCGCGTTCTGCTTTATTGGGCGCTCTACGCGCCATACTTTGACCTCTCTGCTCTCATATTTGCATTCTTGGTGCGGTATTCCTCAAAACCTACTTCTATTGACCGTAAGATTATTTTTAATCCTGATAGCTTACCTTTTGCAATACCATAAGCCAATCTCGCATCATAAAGTTTTGGGTCATTCCCTGCTATGGTTTTTTGTGCTGATATGGTCTTAGCCCCAGTAGCCATTGCTTGCAACTCTAAACTAGCTTGCAGTTTCTTATAGTCAGCTTCAGTTTTATATAAGGTAGAGGTGGCATCTTCTATTTGAGATGCCATTTCTCTAATCTTATGTTGCCAAGTTTCAGTCGTTACATCATCCATCAGAATAAAGGTTTTTCGTTTGTTGGGCTTCCATTTGCATCATAACCTACTTCATCATCTAGCTCTGTGAATTTCAATGATGTATATGGGTGTCCTGATTTTTCAGACTCATTTGCCCAAGCACCCAAAGAGAAAGACTTATCATTAAGACTAACCTTACCAGACATATCAGGCGCTTTCTCAGACTTCTTTTCATCTTTCAAAAACAAAAGACCAAGACTCACCATAAATTCATATTTAGGTTGCCCCTCATTGTTATGACTCTTTACAATAGCCCCATAGTATTTTTTTCCGTCAATCTGAAAAGTACCCTTACGCTCTATTGTTGAGTTATTTTCATGCCAGAGATAACCTCTCTTTTCTTTTTCATATTCCATTGTAATTATCCTATTAATTTGAATTCATAACCTCTGCCATTTTTGATTTTTCTTTTCTCAATGACTTCACCGTATTTTTTTAAATTGTATCTCGCTCTTTGTTTATCCTTTCTTAGGTTTCTTATTGCCGCAGAAATACTTGGCTCACCATAAAAAGTACCGCTTCTGTTTTTTATCACACGCTGTAATGACCAGTAAGTCCACCATGTAACTCCGTCTTTCATGCAAAGATAAACCATATCATCAAGAGTCATCTTTTTAACTGTCATCTTGCACCTCACTTTTCTCGTAAAGAGATATCAAGGTTTCAAAAGAAACTTTTATTTCACCGTTAGCATCTTCATGGGCTTTCTTTATATCAGCTACATTTCTTTCATACACTTTTCGGCAAAACAACTGGTCTGGCTTACTCATTTGACCTCTGCACTTGTTTAGGTATTCTTCTAGGTCATCAGTGCCGTATGCAACTTTATTATGACTGTTAATCATTTTGTACTTCTTGGTAGACGGTGCTTCTTCTTTTTCTTTGATAGCATGGTCAACTTCTTCAAATGATGCGTAGTTACCACCTGATAAGCCAATCGCTGAAAGCGCACGCCCGATTGATGACGTAAGGCAGTTTTCTACTGCACTTGTTTTGTTAACCATGCCCGCGCTTCTGAATTCTTCAGCAAAGTCATTACCTATTTCACGCCATGTTCCATCTACAAAAACATGAATACTGCTCTCAGTCATTACCCTATTTTCATCTGCGGTATGCACCTTACTTATAATCTTACCGTCAACACCAAAGGCTTCTCTGAACACTTGTACTCTGGTATGTACCTCTGCATACATCTTACCCTTGATATTTACCTTATCTTTATCAGATAACTCTGACATCTTTTTCACTGCTGTTATCAGCTTGTCTTCAATTTCACTCATTTAACTTACCTCTAGTTTCAATAAAATAATTTCATAGCGCCTTCAATTTCATTGCGCCCCCAAATGTTCCACCAATTATCATTACTCAAATCAGGAGTAAGATTAGATAACTGGCAGACCTCTCTCATATCATCACTAAGACTTAACATAAACATCATCTTAGTAACGGTATTCTCAATAAACTTTTTGTGCATATCTATATCAAGCACATCAAAGCTGATTAATTCGCTTATCTTTGTCGTTGTATAAACATAGTCAATTACTGGCTTTTTTGATGTTGCCAAATGATAGACAGTTAATTGTCTTGAATAATTAGAATTCATTTTTGGCTTCATTGATGTGGTTTTTAAATCACGCACACAATCATCATATTCCAAATCTAAATAACCCATAAGGGGTACTGGTATGCAGTCAAGATGATGCTCAACTTTCTTTTGTGTTGCTATGGGTACGCCAAAATCTTTGTATATCGGGATAACTACTTCTAATGTTCTTTTTAGATGCGCCTGTTTCTTTGTTGCGCCTTCAATATCATAATCAGATTTGGATTCTTGAGCTTCTTGCTCAATCCGTGAAAACTCGCCGTTAGCTAAATCCAGAGATTCTTTTATACTGATACCGTCAACAACTGCTCTGGTAATACCTACCTCAACAGCGTTGCCATAGGTAAATGCGGGCTTATATGCTTGGTCTTTGTAACCCGCCACATTGACTAACCATTTTGCGGGGTTACTAATAAATAAATTAATTTGTGATGGCGATAAGTATTTTACGCCATGCATTTCAAATGGGCTTTCATGCATATCAATATCCTTTTCATATTCAATTCAATAAGACACATTACATGAAAAATTTGATGGTTGCAAAAAAAACTTACATGGATTAATCTACCCTGATGTCTATTGAATGCTTAAATTGGTGTATCAAACAAAAATGCGCCACACCGTCTACCAAACTGGTACTGTTTGTGCTTTCAAATTATAGTGACGAAAAACATTCTTGCTATCCATCAGAAAAAAAACTTGCGGAAATCGTAGGTGTTTCTGAGCGCCAGATAAGAAGATGTTTACATTGGTTAGAGGAAAACAAATATATAACGATACAACCGAGAGCGGGAACAAGTAATCGGTACTTCATGAGGGTGGACATGGGTGTCCAGAGGGGTGGACATACACTTCCAGAGGGGGGTGGACATGGGAGTCCGCCTATACTAAAGAAAGATACTAAAGCTAATACTAAAGAGAAAACCAAAAGTAATTCATACACAAAAGAGTTTGAGATTTTTTGGTCAGTCTACCCAAGAAAAATAGGTAAGTATGGTGCGTTCAAATCCTACGAGAAAGTTTCTAAGGAACACCCACACAAATTAATTTTAGAAAGAGCCAAGATATTTTCTAAGAACAATGAAATGACTGAAGAACGATTCATACCGCACTGCACCACTTGGTTGAATCAACGGAGATTTTTAGATGTAGAAGTAAAAACTAAAAAGAAAAGTAGCTTGAATAGTTTAGCGGGTTAATCAAAATGAATAGGAGTGAATATGAAAAAGAATATGTACGACATATTGTCAGAGAGTCAAATCAAATTGAAATCTTACGAGGGAAATGAAAAAACTAAATGCCCAGAGTGTCAACCGCCACACAATAAAAATGACAACCCATTATCTGTAACTTGCGATAACGGTAATGCGGTTTGGAATTGTCATCATTGCGGTTGGACAGGTTCAACAAATACTGGCAGTACAAATTTCGTCACGGCGAGAGAGAAGGTTTATGTAGCGCCCAAGCTACCAGAAAAAACAGAAACCCCATCATCAATGTATTCATGGTTTGCAGAGCGTGGAATCAGCAAAGAAACCGTACAGAAAAAAGGTATCTACATTGAAGATAAATACTGGATAGCGTTTCCTTACAAGGATGAAGAAGGCAAAGTAGTCAACATAAAGTACAGAACACAAAGCAAGAAATTCAAACAATCACCAAATGCAAAACGCTCACTTTACAACTACGATTTAGTCAAAGATTCGGAAACAATAATTTTCGTAGAGGGAGAAATGGATTGTCTTGTTCTAATTGAAGCGGGCTTTGACAATAATGTTGTGACACTGCCTGACGGTGCGCCTAAAGAAGCAAAGTTTAATGAGAAAGATGCTAGGTTTACTGCCTTGGAAAATTGCCCTTTAGATAACGCAAAGAAGGTCATACTTTTTGTAGATAATGACAGCGCGGGCAGAGCGCTTAACAAAGAATTATTACATAGATTCGGAAAAGAATTGTGTTGGTATGTTGATTACCCATCAGATGCCAAAGATGCAAATGAAGTTTTACTCAAGCACGGGGTAAGCAAGATAAAAGAGATAGTAGAGAATGCAAAGCCGTACCCTATTGATGGATTGTTCTCTGCCCACCAATATTACGGCTCTGTGCTTGACCTTTACAACGGCAACTACACAAAGCCAATCAGCATAGGATATGAAAACCTAGATGAAAATTACAAAATTCTCAGAGGTACATTTCACACATGGACAGGTATTCCGAATCACGGAAAGTCCTCGTTTCTTGACCAATGCTTGATAAAGATAAGTGAAAAACATAACTGGCGTTTCGCTGTGTTTTCACCAGAGCATTCAGTACAGATGCACTTGCGCAGATTAGTGCAACTAAAATTAGGCAAGGCTTTTGATGAGGGATTTGCTAATCGCATGACTAAGGAAGAACTGCAAGGCGCTCTTGAATGGATAAATGAACACTTCTACTTCTTGGAAACCAAAGACACTACGCCAGACATTGACTATCTCATTGATAAAGCAAAAGGTGCGGTCTTGAAATATGGTTGTGATGGTTTAGTAATTGACCCTTACAACGAAGTTTCAGCACTCCGCGGCAATATGAGAGAAGATGAACACATAAGAGATTTCATCAGCAAGCTAAAACGATTTGCAAGAGTCCATGATGCCTGTGTCTGGATTGTTGCTCACCCAACCAAATTACAGAAAGACCAAAACGGAAGCTACCCACCACCAAGCAGTTATGAGATTTCTGGGTCAAGTCATTGGAGTAATATGAGTGATGCAATCATAACAGTACACCGAGATTTTGATACAGATGTTACAAGAGTGATTACCAGAAAGATAAGAGAGCAAGGATTATATGGTCGTATTGGTGAAGCCACATTCAAGTACAATAAGACAAAAAAGAACTTTGAGATATATAAGGAACTAGATGTTGTTGATATACCTCATTGGACAGATGAAGATTATGAAAATATAAGGGGATGATAGTTATAAAAATAACCCTAACAAGCTGAAAAACCTTCAATACCAACGTATACAATGAAAATTAAGTTTGCAATTACAATCAAATTGTTATACGCTTATAGAGTACAACTGCGTTTTTTTAAATAAAGAGGACATTGAAAATGAAAAAATTGAAAACAAATTGGAATCCAGAATGGTACGTTCACATCAATGGATTTAGATTAGCTGAAACTAAAAGCATTGGTTACAAGTGGGTGCGATACAGAACATCTAGCAACGATAGATACTCACGCATGAAGCGTGCGGAGTGGGATAAGTGTGTTGTTAGGTCTGCTCAAGAACAGCAACACCAAATAGAAATATTCAACAAGGCGCGTGAGCTAGGCGTTGAAATGTATGAGAGAGTACGCGCAAACGCTAAACCAACAGCACGCACATTTGCAGATATTGAAGCAGATGTGAACTATCTTGAAATGTCATTAAAGGGGGTGGCGGCATGATGAATTACTTTGAAAAAGTCTTTGCTGAAATGAAACGCAAGTATGACCTTGATGACAATACACCAGTATACGATTTATCGTTTTATCTTGATGATAGTGATTGGCAAAAACTCACACAGGCAATGAAATATCCCAATGGCATATTGAGAGAGGTGCAATCATGAATGGAGAAGAAGCGCTATCTTTGATTTTAAAAAACAACTTGAGAACTCTTGACCAAATATTCGTGAAGATAAAACCGCACAATGAGCCACAGACAATCAGGCATAAAGAATATGAAGATTACAGAATGGCGGTAAATCAATTCAACAGTCTGACCGTGATGAATCAAGAGATACTTGACCAACTATTTCCTGATAGAAAAAGAAAAGGAGTCACGCTCTTACAGGATAGCGTCACGGATTTTAGTAATGATGCAGAATGGGTTGAATGCAGAATCACCACATACAAAACTGGTACAACTGATGAATAACATAATACTGCAACAACTGATACACGGCTATCAAAGTGATGAATGGTTAGATGGTCTAGCTTATCCCGCGCATTGGAATCGTAAAAGTGGTCTTTTGCCTTTAGAGCAACAGCGCAAATACTTCAAAGATGTGAGTAAAGAAATACAGCAAGCTATGAAGTTTTACATAGATGCGAGAGATACAAAGAATGACCTATCACCAGTAGAGATGGAAAAGGTGGTTGAAGATATGAAAATATATCTACCTTATAAATCTTGTTTGATTCAATTTGAAACCAATGAATGCATATATCATGTGCTAGTCGGTAATCATGGAGAAAAGACAGCAGACACAGAGCAAGATATTATTACTGCACTCATGTTCTATTATCAAAAATCTGACAATCTTTGTGCGCATGACTTTTGCACTTATGGATATACTTATCATCATAAAGAAGAAATGAGTCCATACTTAAATAGGCTTGTAAGCAAGGAAGATTACACATTCTGGTTAAAGAATCATCCCGAAGGTTGTATTATCACAGACCCCGATAGCAATGATGCTTATACTAATCCGAGTTTGAATGATTGGACAGCGCATATATCAATGGTGATTGTGCAACTCAATGTGTTGCTTACATATCCTGAGATAGCAGATACCAAAGATGTACTAGGCAGACCCAACAACACAGTAGGACACACACAGCTTAAAAACATCAAAGACTCTACATTGAGAACTAGACCCAAGTATCAGCATAAAACATTAAAGCTAAATATGTATGGAGAACCATCTAGCGGCGAATCAACAGGGCAACGCTCAAAAGGTACAGCATTCCACAGCGTAAGAAAGCACATCCGCAAACTAGCAAGCGGGAAGAAAACATTTGTTAAGGCACACTTTAGAGGTAGCAAGGACATAGGTGTAATTACTAAAGACTATGAGGTGATGTCAGATGCAATAAAATAACATTAGAAGTTATGATTCTTTATGTTAGTATCTGAGATATTGTGAGAAAAGATGAACAAAAAACAGTCAAATTATGCTCAACCCTGAGAGAGAAGATACGCAATCTGTATGTTCAAGGTATAGAAAGTGAGGGGGGTGAAAGGGTATTATTCAGTCTGGACAAGTTAGCTGAAGAACACAATGTAGGCAAAAGCACTCTCTACAGGTATGCCAAGAACGAGAACTGGAAGTTCCAGAAAGACCAGTTTCAAGAATCTTATTTGCAAAAGCTAGATAACCAGAGAGCAAAAGAACTCGTTACAGAGTCAAAGAAGTTTGATACCAAGACAATCAACATATCAAAACAACTGCTTAATGAGATTGGAAGATTTATAATAAAGTCTGAAGCAGATGATGAATTAACACCGCCTATGATGAATCAACTTGCGGAAGCAACATACAAAGTACAAAAAGTAGCGAAACTCGCTATGGGTGAAGCTACAGAGAATATGAGTCTAAATGCAAAAGTCACAGACACATCCGCATTCAGAGAAGCTATGGAATTGCTTGACGAGGTTGCAGACCAACGCAGAAAAGTCAACGATTCAGCTATACACTGAATGGCTAAAGACAGCTAGACCTAAACAGCTACCGCCGAAAGAAGATTTCTTTATCTGGCTAATACTGGCGGGTCGTGGTTGGGGCAAGACTCGTACAGGTGCGCAAGACATAGCTTTATACGCACTCAGAAATCCAAATACCATCAGCGCAGTTATAGCGCCAACATTCGGTGATTTAAGGCGAGTCTGTTTTCAAGGCAACAGTGGTCTTTTATCTATTATACCCAAAGACTGCTATTCAACTGAGTTTGGTACATACGGCTATTCATCAACGATATGTGAGATAAGATTATCTAACGGCTCAAAGATTGTAGGGTACGCCGCACATAATCCAGATAGATTGAGAGGTAGTCAGTTTCATAGAGCTTGGGCTGACGAGCTTTGTGCTTGGGAATATCCAGAAGCATTTGACCAGTTAATGTTTGGGTTGAGATTAGGTGATGACCCTCAATGCATAATAACAACAACACCGAAGCCAACTGGATTGCTAATGGGATTACTAGACCGTGAAGATGTAACGATTACCAAAGGCAACACTTTTGAGAATGAAGCTAATCTTGCAACATCAGCGCTTGAAATGATGCGCTCAAGATATGAAGGCACTACATTAGGTAGGCAAGAACTCTATGCAGAGGTGTTAGAGGATATAGAAGGCGCTCTATGGTCAAACAAGCTGATAGATGAAGCTAGACTGCCTTATGATACCGAAAAAGAGCTTATACAAATTATAGTGGCGATTGACCCCGCAGTCACAGCTAATGAGAACTCAGATGAAACAGGAATAATTGTGGTTGGTAAAGATGCAAATAATGAGTATTATGTACTTGAAGACTTATCGGGCAAGCATTCTGCTGATGGTTGGGGTAAGATAGCTATAAAGGCTTACTATGAATGGGAAGCTGATAGGATTGTGGCAGAGGTAAACAATGGTGGTGACTTAGTGGAAAGATTAATTCGCAACATAGATATGAATGTTCCATATAGGTCAGTTAGAGCGTCACGAGGTAAAATGGTTCGTGCTGAACCTATTGCGGCTCTATACGAACAAAGGCGCGTTCATCATATTGGTGTTTTTAAAGAACTGGAATCGCAGATGTGTTCCTACACAGGACAAAACAAACCGAGTCCTGATAGATTAGATGCCTTAGTTTGGGGATTGTCAGAACTAAGCAAGTCGCGTGGCATCGTTAATTGGAGAATTAGCTAATGGCATTATTGGATAACATTAAGAATGTATTTACCATCAGAGGTAACGAATACAAAAGAGCAAGCAACATGGTCGGATATTTTGGTGTTGGTGCGAGTGAAGGCAAACAATACAAATACCAAGACTTAGCAAAAGAAGGCTACCTAAAGAACGCAATTGTATATAGATGCGTTAATGAGATATCTAAAGGCGCGGGTGCTGTAGATTATTGCGTTAAAAGCGGTGATACCATGCTAGAAAATCACCCATTGCAAGTATTGATAGACAGACCAAACCCATTGCAATCAAACACAGAATTTTTTAATGCTTTATTTGGCTTCTTACTTCTTAGTGGTAATGCATATATCCTGAGAGTGGGTGGAGAGATAGGCGCACCAAAAGAACTTCATCTGCTTAGACCAGACAGAATCCGCATCAATGGCGGTAAAAAGCCCATACCAGAAAGCTATGACTATGTAATCAATGGTAGAGTGCAAGCATCTTATCCAGTAGACCAAGACACAGGTTATAGTCAACTCAAGCACATCAAGCTATGGAATCCATTAGATGATTTCTACGGTTGCTCACCTTTATCTGCGGCGGCAGTAGAAGTAGACCAACATAATCTATCAAGCAAGCACAATATCAACCTACTAAACAATGGCGCTAGACCTAGTGGGGCGGTAATATTTAAACCTAAAGATGAATCAGGGTTCAATGTAAATCTAACAGAGGGGCAAAGACAGCAACTCTTAACAGACCTAAACAATAGATTTCAAGGTGCGGGTAATGCGGGCAGACCGTTATTGTTAGAAGGTGACTTTGATTGGAAAGA